CAATCCTTCTATTCAAAATCTTGCAGTTAGAGCTACAAGTTTTGACAATATGTATCTGACTGACCAACAGAAAGAAAACATACATAAGCAAAAAGAAACTACTACTGAGTGGATATGGGAAAGAATGGTAATGGCAAAGCAACCAGATGTAGGTGGTGGTTTCTTTGGAAAAATTGATGAGGCAGCAAGAGGTTCAGAAATTTCAAAACCTAAAGAAGGACACAAGTATGTTGCAGGCCTTGACCTTGGAAAACAAGTTGACCCTACTGTTTTGATTATAAAAAACCGAACCACAAGGGAATCTGTCCATTATATTGAAATGTTAAAAACTGACTGGGTTATTCAGAAAGAAGCTTTAGTAGCAGAGATACAAAGGTGGAATTGCGAAACTGTGATGATGGACTCCACAGGAATGGGTGGTGACGTACTATTTGATGAATTATTAAATCTCGGCGTCCCCGTAATCGGAAAAAAGTTTACCCCTCAAACTAAATACCAGTTATTCCTGAATTATGCTGTGGCTTTGCAAAATGGCACTACGTCCTTTCCTCCAGAATGGTCAAAGTTACGGATAGAATTAGATGCTATAGAAGTGCGAGAATCAGGTATGAGTTATCAGTTTTCGCATCCTAATTCGGCTCATGATGACTGGGTGGACGCCGAGGTACTTTCACTTATGGCATGTGACCCTGCAGAAGCTATGGAAGAAGACTATGAACCTGTTTACTCAATTAAAACTGTTGCGCCTTTGTCTAATAATGGTGTATCTTATACAGAAGGGCGATTAGCCCGCATGAAAAGACAAAGAAAAGCAAAACAGCTAAAAGAACTACGGGATGTGGTAGACATTAGCACAAAGCAAGAATCCATTTTAATGGACGCATTAGATTAAATGGTAACTAATAGTAATTATACTGCCAATAGAAATGAAACAGAGTCTGCTGCGGAAGAAACAGTAGACCTTCTTTCTGCACCACCACTTAATGAACCTGAGCTTAGTGAAGCATGGGTTAAAGTACAATTAAGTAAAGGTGGAGCAGCAGATCAGTTTTCTAAATTTTATGATAATTGTGCAGAAGCAGATGAATTTTATCTAGGGGAGTTCGACTTCTCAGTTCCGTTAGGCGGAAACAAAGTAAACCTTGGAACCTTTCATTCCATCATTGAAACCTTAGTTGCTCATGCCTCCCCTAGGTTTATGGATATTGATGTGCCAACTCCAGGCCCAAGAGCTACGGCCAGAGCAGAATTACTTGAAAAATTCTTAAATGGTGCACATCACATGTTGGAACAAAATACTCCAGTTAAACGTGAAATCGTTAAACATCAAGGATTATATGGTGTGTCTTTAGTTAAATTTGAATTTGCTGGACACCAATGGGGCGAAATGCCAGAACCTCCACCTGAAGGTGGCGACATGGCTGAGTATGAGAAGCAAGTCAAAGAGATAACTGAAAACAGAAAATTTAAATTTCCCATAATTTCAGAAGTTATGAATCCACAAGAGTGTGTTTGGGATACAGCAAGTACGCATCCAAGGTGGATTATAAGAAATTCAGAGATTGATTCAGAATGGGTAATGGCACATTTCCCTGACTTTGAAGGATCATTTTCAGATGGCAAATGTGACTTTGCAGAAGTTTGGACATCTACACATGTTGGTTACATGGCCAACGGTGTGTGGGCCATGCAACCTAGACGTCACGCTTATGGGAGGATACCTTGGATTCTATTCCACCCCCAAACAGGAATCAAGACCATAGGGTCTAAACCTGAACATTTATATAGAGGAATAGGTTCTGGTAACTTCGGAATGATTAGAGCAGAATCAAGACTAGCATCACAATACTTAGATATTGTATCTAGAAATGCATGGTCATCTCTAAACTTTAAAGGACCAAGAGGTATGACGGAAGAAGTCATGCAGGAATTTTCACAGGAACCTGGTGCTAGAAACTATGTTCCACCAAACGTAGATATTGAACCTCAAGATGTTAGTGAAGCTCCTCAAAGTATTTTACAAGCTATGTCTACGTTGGAAAGAGCAATCGAAGCCAATACAGTTCCTGCTGTAGCTAGAGGTGAAAGGCCTACAGGGGCAGCAAGCGGATATCACACTGCAGTATTAGCAGGTATCGCAAGTTTGAACTTCGGTGCTGTAGTTGATGCAACTGAACGTGGATTACAGGAAGCAAATGAGATTGTGCTTAGGATTGTTGAAAATGTAATAGGAGATACAGTTACCGTATTTGGCAATACAGAGGCTGGTACGATAGATGCCAAGATTAAACCTAATGATATTAGAGGCCATTATGTTTCTACAGTTCGTTTAACATCTACAAGTCCTGAAGAACAAGAACGGAAATTGTCATTGTGGAGAGATACCTGGAGATCTGGATTTGTAGACTGGACTACTGCTCTACGGAAAGCTGGTGTATCTAATCCGCTTGAGGTTGTGGGTAACAGAATTGCAGAAGATTTCTTCAACCTTCCACAGATACAGCAAGCATTTAGCATGTTGGCTGCACAAAGCTTACCAATTCTTCAACAGGCAGTAGAGGCAGCACAGCAAGGTGCAGGTGGATTTGACGCAAGTACACTAGCAGATAATATAATAAATACTCAAGGTTCTATGCAATTACCTAATGCTGGTAATTTCGGGCCTGGTAATCAGGCAGCAGCAGGTGGAGGAGGTACTCCAGTTAGACCTGTAGTACCTGGAAGTGTAGATGAAATGAACCAAATTGGAGGACAACTAGCAGGTCCTAGAAGAGGCCCTGCACCAACTATGGGTGGAAATATCCCACCAGGATTAGGATAAAATGGCAGAATTTGAGAACACAAAAAAAACTTTAAAAGGCTTAAAACCAATAGAAGCTGGCTTTGTAAGATATTTTGAAATGATTGAGGAAGCATTTAAACAAGTAAATAAAAATATGGGAAGTTTGCAAATGCCTGACCCAACTTTAAGAAAGACAAAAACAGTAAAAAGAAGTCCTAACAGACCTGTGTATATGGATAATCCCATGGATAATCCAAACTTAAATTCGCCTTTTGCACCAGATACAGGAGGTAATATATATGGCTGAACAACCTTGGGATATTGAATATTGGGATTATTTTGACGACCCTGATACAGGAGGAAGAGACTCCAGATATAGAGTTCAGCAGGTTTTTGCACCTACTGAACAAGAAGCTTTAAATCGATTTCAAGCAGACTATCCTACCCAAGAAAATTGGGTTAGAGATAGAGTCCAAGCACAAGTAAATAAAGATTGGCTTGCAATGAATGCAAATACAGGCGATACGAGCAATACTGGTAATACTGGTAACTTCAACTATTACGGAAACCCTAATCCTTATAACGTCAATCCTTTTAGAAGCTTTCAGGCAACTCCAATTCCAAATACTGCAAGATATCAAGATATTGATACAACAAAAGATTTATTCACCCCAGCATTTGATCCAGCAAAAGCTCCTACTATGAATGTTAATCCAGCAGACTGGTTAGCATTTATTCAAAATCAAACGCCTGCACCTGGAATGACAAGAAACGTAACGGGACAAAATCAATTTAATTTTAATCCTCCACAGTTACCAAGATTTAATCCAATGCAACAGCAATTACCTTCAGAAGCTGGCCCTTGGCAAGGCCCTTCTGCTCCAGGAATGCCTGGTGGACCAGGATATCAAGGATTCACTCCGTATCAACAAAATGAAACAACCTCTGCTACATATGGTGGTGGTACAGGTTTTAACGCATTTGATCCTGCTTTAGATATCTATAAGACTGCAGGCGGCCCTGGCGAACCTGCTCCAGCAGGTGCAGGATATCCAGATGATAGAGGAATTGAACCATATGTACAAGAACTTGGTCCTGGAGGAATACCAATGCCTCCAGGTGGATATTCCTGGAATACTGTAAATCCAGTAACAGGAACTCCTTTCAGCGCAGAAGAAATGAGAGGAATAGAAGCAGGGCCTCCTCAGCCTGGATGGTATGTACAGGAAAAATACATGGAAGAAGTAGAAGCACCAGCATCAAGTGAATTAAGTAAGATACTTTTGACTTTATCTCAAGATGCATGGGCAAATAGTGGCGTGGACTCTAGGGTATTATTTAGCGGAACACCACAAGATATTATTGCTGCTGCAGAACAATTAAATAATCAAGGTTGGCTTCCAGAACAAGGACAAGAAATATTAAATAATATGACAAGTATGGCTGATTTTGATGAAGCTGGAGCAGAATTAAAAATGGGACCTTATGCTAAAACTGAAGAAACTGAAACTGAAACTGAAACAAGAGGAGGAGTAGGGTTAGTATCATCTGATGAATTTAATCTGGCATTAGATGCTATAAGAAAAGCTCAAGCTGGTGATGCAACTGCTGCTTTACCTGATAATGTTATAAATGCAGCACTTAGAGGCGGAGAGAATAATCCAGCAGTAACTCTTATGGAGCAATTTACTAACGCACAGGCAAGGCAAATGCCATATGGAAGGGTTGTAGAAGAAAGAAAAGAAGAATTAGAACAGTTTGAAAAAGTTGATCTTCCTACAATGGAAATACAAGCAGGTTTAGACAGGATTGGTTTACAAGAAGAAGGAGCAAATTATAGGGCTCAGATAGATTTTGCTGGTACTGCTATGCAAATAGATTCTCAAGAAAGAATGCAAAATGTTCAGGTAAGAAGTAATGAAGCAATCGCATTAGCATCTAATCAATCAAATGAATTTATAGCAGAAGTAAGTGCTAATGCATCTAGAGATGTAGCACAAATTAATGGATTATCTTCACAAACAGTGGCTCTAATAAATACTAGAGGTGCTGCTGAAGTAGCTGAAATTACAGGTATGAACCAACAAGAAGTAGAAAGAATTAAAGGTGAAATTCAATTACAAATTGCTGATGCATCAAATCTTTCTGCAAAACAAGTAGCAAATATACAATCTGATTCACAATATAAGGTTGCGGCTCTTGGATATAGTAGCTCAGCTAATGTTACTACATTAAACAACCTGAGTGCAGAAAAAATAGCAGGTTGGTCGGATTCAACTTCAGTACAAATTGCTGAAATACAAGCCGCAGCTCAAACAGAAATAGCTAAACAAAACAGACTTACAGAAACGGAAGTTGCTGAAATAATTTATGAACCTGACAATATCCAAAAGCAGTTTGACGATTGGGAAGCAAGAGAAGAGATTAAACAAGACTACCTAAAAGAACTTTCTCAGGCAATAGATATTAGTGAAGAAGCCTTGGCAATTAGCCCTACTGGTATTGCTAAAAATATGGAGCAGTATATTGCTGAAATGAATAACAAGGCACAAAAGGACTTGCAAGATGCACAGTTAGAATTTGAAAAAACTAAATATGAAGCTGAACTTACAGCACAAGGTAGCATTGATACTGCTCAATTACAAAGATTACAGACGCAGTTTATGGAGGGATATGAAACCCCCCAACAATACCAAGCTGCATTACTTGAAAGAGAACGTGGTGGTTTAGATGAAACCGAGTTCCAAAGTTTACAGAAAATTCTTGCTTCTGGTGGATTAACCGCAGAAGAAAGATTGACTGAAATACAATCTGAAACTAGATCAGCAGAAATGAACTCATTATTATCCTTGCTTTCTAACCCACAGGCACTTGGTGCATTTGTAACTATACTTACAGGAGAAATACCTTTTGAAGCAGTTCCTACAATGGGTGAATTAACTGAAATGACCCCAAGCAGAATTGAATATTTACAAGGAGCATTGTCTGCACTAGGCATTGATCCGCAGACATTTATAAGAATGGCACAGGATGTAACTCCACAAGCATTCCAAGAAACTGGGCCATTTGGACAATTATCAGCAATGATAGCGTAGGTGATGAATGCCATATACACCATTTGGAGATAAATCACCTTGGGAAAGCTCATCAGCTCATTCTCAACGTGTCAGAGAAAAAGAAAAAGACGAAGAAAAGCTTAGGCGTTTAAAAATAATCTTAGAGCAATCTAAGAATCAAGCTAATTTCTTTGATACACCTGAAGTTCAATCACTTAGAAGTCAAATAAGGAATGAACAGCAATTTCAGAATAATAAATATAGAGGAGCACTAAGTGGAA